TAAAATGTACTGGTAAGAGGTATCGCTATGCTCAGAAAAGTTAAACTTTATGGAGAACTAGCTGACTTTATAGGTCATAAAGAATTAGATGCTGTAATAAATTCTACTGCTGATGCTGTAAGTTTTTTAATACATAACTTTCCAAAGTTGGAAGCACATATGGCTGATAGATATTATCAAGTACTTATTGGAGATTATGATATTGATGAAACTGAAATACATAATCCAATAGGACAATCTGATATAAGTATTGTTCCTGTTATCACTGGTGCTGGTGGTGGTAGAGGCATAGGAAAAATATTATTAGGTGCTGCATTGATTGGGCTGTCATTTTTTTCTTTAGGAACTTCAGCAGGTTTAGGTGTAGCTTTTTCTAAAGGATTTGCCAAAGTTGGCCTTATTCAAAAAGGATTAGCAACAATAGGGGGTGCTTTAGTTTTAAGTGGAGTATCAGACTTGTTATTTCCTCTTCCAGAACCACCCGATAATGAAGAAGACCCACGTATATCATTTAACTTTTCTGGTATTCAAAACACATCAAGGGCTGGTACATCTCATCCAATAGTATATGGTGAAATAGTAACAGGATCAGTCATAATCTCTGCTGGTATTGACACTAATCAGGTAACGGCATGACAGATAAAATTATTAGAGGTTCTGGTGGAGGTAGAAAGTCACCTCCTGCTCCAACAAGAGCACCTGATACTTTAAATAGTAGGCAGTTTGCTTCTATTCAAGATTTATTATCTGAGGGAGAAATTGAAGGTTTTGCGACTCCATCAAAAGCAGGAATAAATAATAGAGCATCTAATGAATACAAAAATGCAGCTTTAAAAGATATATTTTTAAACGATACTCCTATTCTTAGATCAAGTGCTAGTAATACATCACCTGCAACGGGAGATTTTAATTTTCAAAATGTAAGTTTTACACCTCGTTTTGGTACAGGAAACCAACAGCATATTCCTGGAATACAACAATCACAAACTCTTTTAGCTGGTTTTAGTTCTGTTTTATGTTCTAAAGACGCTGGTGGTGTTACAAGAGCTTTACCTACAGGAAAAGATGCTGTAAAAGTCACAGTTACTTTTAATCAAATACAAGAAGCAACAGATAAAGGTGATTTATTAGGATCAGAAGTTGAATTGAAAATTTCTTTAAGAATAGATAGTGAAACAAGTTTTACTGAAATGTTGACAGATACTATAACAGGAAGAACTGCTGATGTTTATTCAAAAGAATATAGAATTGATTTACCTGAGAATGGATATACTTCAGCAGATATAAAAGTAGAAAGAATAACAGATGATCGACCTTCAGGAGGTAGTATTAGAGATGAATTTAACGTAAGCATTATTCAATTATTAATTGATGATAAACAAACATATCCAAATAGTGCGTATACTAATTTAAGAATAGACTCTGAACAATTTAGTTCTGTACCAACAAGAGCTTTTCGTATTCGTGGTGTAAAGGTAAAAATTCCAGGAGCAGG